GATCCATACATTCGAAAAAATAGTGAGTAGTGCCTGCCATTATCCGCGTCGTTTGGTTAAGTATTCGCCCCGTTTGTTTGAAATATAAATATCGCCTGCCTTTATTACTCCGTACACTTCTACCTGCTGCGATTGAAAATCGGGTAGTTTTTTAGCCGGCACAACCGTTTCGCCTGATGTAAGCATGGCCGGGTAACTATCGTTTGGATAACCGCCGGGAACAATACCGCCTTCGGCAAGTTTTACGCCATTAATTTTTGCAACAGCACTTAAACCCGTTGCGATGGTACCGGCAAAAGCTATACCCATTGCAATAGGTCCTAATTTAGCTGTGTTGGCTAATATGTTTGCGCCTGCCAGCCATGTACTAATTAAAGCCTGTGCGCTTGCCAGTAGTTTATATGCCACCGATTCTTCTTTAAACAGCGTGGCAATACCTGCCAATCCTTCGGCGGTGGCTGCTAAATCCTGTGCAATTTTATCCTTACGAAGCTGGCTTACCAGTTCCATGTATTGCTTTTCGCTGATAAGTTTTTTATCCAGCATCTCCTTGTACCGTTCAGCTTCCAGTGTAAACTGATCGGTGGTAAGCTGATGGTATTCCTGCTGCGCATTGTAATACGATTCCAAATAAAGCTGCAACGCTTCGCCTGTTTCCTTAAATCCTTCGATGTTTATATCGCGGGCACGTTGGCCAAGTTCATTTATACGGTCGTTGTATTCTTTGTTTATTTCAATCGATTTTTTTGCAAATTCCTTACGGATAACTAAATCAGAAGCCGCCCGATCAGCCGTCATTTTTTGATCGGTTGATATTTCTCCTTCGGCTTCTTTTACTGCTTTACCTGTTTTGGTTGTAGTTGTTTTAGTAACCGGTGGTTTATATCCTGTACGCACACGCATATCTGCAATACCCTGTGCAACCGATTTTTTAAACGCAGGCGAGTTTTGTATATCTTCAATATCTTTTGCTTTTTTAGCAATAACAGCCAGTTTAAATTCAGATTCAGCATCTAATCCGCGCAGCGAATTAAGTTTATCCATCCATGTTAAATCGGCACTATTAAGCTGTTTTAACAGTTTATTGGTTTGTTCGAGCAATGGATTTAAAACAACGCCTAACGCGTTACCGGCTTGCTCCTGAAATTCGCCCCAGTTGGATGTGAGTAAGGTAAGTTGCGTTGCCTGCGATTCAGCAAGTCCGTTGTATTTTTCGAGTATCAAATCAACAGCATCACCGTTTTGTAATTGAGTAACGGTTAAATCTTTAAACCGTGCATCAAGTTTACCCAGCCGACCTACATTACCCTCCATCGTAGCATCAACCTGCTTCATGGCCGAAAGCAAATCGATACCTGTTACCGCTGCCAGTTGTACGGCTGCGGCTGTATTCTTTTTAATCTGCGATTCGCTGCGTCCCTGTGCAGCGGCAAAGGTTTGTATTTCGTTAATGGCTGCATCGTCGATACCGGTTTTACTACGGATATCTTCAGCTTGTTTTAAAAGTCGTTTTTGTACGTCCTCTCGGCCACCTAATGCAACCAGTAATTTTTGATTTGCTTTTGACTGTTCCTCCGATGCGCGAATTGCAGCACCGGCAAAAGCAGTAATAGCACCTACCGAAAAAGCACCTGCAAGCATTTTACCCATATTAGCCATCGATTTTTGCATCGATGCCATATTGGTATTCAGTCCCTTCATCGCTTTGTTAAACTCGGCGGTGTTGGCTCCTACACGAACAATAATTTCTTTATTACTTTTTGCCATTAGTTGTATCGTTTTTTAAGCTGTTCGAAACGTTCGCGTGTCATTATTTCGGCTTTCGGTCGTTCGGCATCCCACGGGAAGCGGTATATTTCCTGCGGCGATTGCCATTTCTTTACATTGCCTGAGTAGTTGATAATGTACATCCAGGTTAATCGGGTGCGTTCCCATTCTTCTTTTTGCCGCGATTTTTCCAACATGTGAAAGCCTGCCAACTTATTAAAGAACTGTCGTGGTGTCAGCTCGTAAAAGTCGGCAGGCTTCATGTTCAGTTGTCCGAACGCAAGCTCTTCCAGATCGTCGCGCGTTATCCTGCCGGCACTTCCCTGCTCTCCTTTTTTTTTACAGGCATATCGTTCTGTATGGCTTGCAGTACTTTTGTAAGCAGTTCCCCATCTTCAAATATAGCATCTACTACATCGTTAACGGTAAGCGCGCATTCGGATCCGGTAATTTCGGCACCGCGAAGCATAGCCAGGCGAACGAACGTACTCAGTTGCTTAATGCCTGCGTTGGTTTGAATTTTAAAGTCGCCTTTAAATTCGTATATTTCAATGCCCTGCTTTTCGCAAAAATCAAGGATTACGCTGTACGAAAATTTTACAGCGTATTCCTTTCCGTTTATGGTTAATGTTTGCATAAAACTTAGGTTGTGGTTGCTTCGGTTAATGCGCCTTTACCAACAAACTCATACGAGTAGGTAGTATTTTGGCCGTCGGCTGCTTCCATATCCACTTTGGTTATAATAGCTTCGCCGCTCCAATGTTTGTTACCGGCTATTTCGGTGCTGAATTTCAGCGTTACCACGGTGCCGGCAATAAGCAAAGCCATAAGCTGGCTATAACCATAAGTGGCATCGAAAGCAAACATGCCGCTTCCCGATATGCCCCAGGTTAACCGGCCACCAAGCACGGTACGCCATTTAGCTGTATCCTTGTTTGTAGTATCGCGCGTTTCGCTGCCAAGCGTAAGCGAGTGTGTTGTGGATCCTGCTACTGCTGTACCTTCTACATAAAGAAGAAGATCGGTTCCGTTAATTACATCTGGTGTTTGTGCCATTTTTTATCCTCCTTTATTTTATACTAAATTTGTTACTGGTTGATCGGTTAATGCAGCTAAAACGCCACCATCGAATGATTTTATATTGCCGGCAATTGTACTTAAAGTAACTGCCTGCCCCGTTGTAATAGTTTCGGTAATGGTTATAAAAAACCGTTCGTCGGTATCGCGCGAAACACTTGTTATTGTAGCTTCAACTGTAGCAATTTTTACAGTAAAATCCGAATCAAATAAATACGGATCACTCATTGCAATATCAAAATCCAATTGAAGATTGTTGGCATCAAAGGTTACAGCTGTTAATAAATTTGGGATGGTGCCGCCAGCCAATACCGGTGTTAATACGCCTTTACCAACAAACTCGTACGAATAGGTAGTATTTTGCCCGTCGGCTGCTTCCAAATCTATTTTTGTAATAATGGCATCACCGGTCCAATAGGTATCGCCGGTTACTTCGGTACTGAATTTTAAAGTTACTACGGTACCGGCCACCAGAAGCGCATTCAGCTCGCTGTATCCGTAGGCTGCATCGAAAGCAAACATGCCGCTTCCCGATATGCCCCAGGTTAACCGGCCACCCAGCACGGTACGCCATTTGGCTGTATCCTTGTTTGTAGTATCGCGCGTTTCGCTGCCAAGCGTAAGTGAGTGAGTTGTGGATCCTGCTACGGGTACGCCACCAACGTAAAGAAGTAAATCGGTTCCGTTAATTACATCAGCTGTTGCCATACTTTATTTCTCCTTTACTTTTTTATTCAAAACTTTATTTAATTTCAGTTCGATGCGATCAAATATATTCGGGTATTCGCGGGCTTTGCGTTCGCTTACCAGCTTGCGGCCAATGGCGTTAATTACTTTTACCCGGCTTTTTTTCTTAAATACCGTTCCGTTAATTTCGGTGTCTTTTACAAGTACTATCTCCATTTACGTACGGTATAATCGTGTGTGTGGTAATATAGTTGCGACTCTTCGTCAAAGTCGGATTGTTCGTTGTCGAAAGTTATGCGATCAATTTTATTTGCTACATCGCGCTTATCGTCGAGCGCGGTGCGTACTGCTTCGGCTGTTACTCCTGCCGCTGCCAGCGATGTATTAAAGCAGGTTATGCGAACCGTAACTTCATCCACGCGGCTGGCCGATTGCTTGTATTTGTTGGGTGTGGTATTTACAATATCGTACACAATAAATGGCGGTGCAATAGCCTGTGGCGCGTAAACGGCATACGTTTGCGCCATAACAGGTGTAAGCAAAGCATATATTTTTTCTGATACTGTCATTTGTTTTCGTACTTATTTATTAAATCGAGTAGTCCGTTTGTGATAATATTCAATACTTCGGCACTTTTTGCATTAAATGCCTGGTCCATAAATGGTTTTGGCATTACGGTTGTTTTACCTCCCGCTTTAAATCCTGAGTGCACCAATCGGCCATACCATCCATCGTTAGTTGCCGAGCGTCCTACCAGGTTACCTACATAAAGAATGAACTTATTACGCTTACTTTTAAATATGGCAATGGATTTACGAAGGTTACCAGGTGCATGTATCTGAACTTTCAATCGTACTTTGCCACCCGAATAATGCCTGCGTACAGTGGCATGCAATGTGTTAACGGTACTTTTGTTTACCGGTGCTTTCGATCGTGCTTCCTGCCGTAGCGGAGTGGCTGCTTTGCGGAGTATAGGCTGAATATCTTTTGGCGTTGCGCCTGCTTTGGCAAGCCTGTCGAACATAGCCTGCACTTCGCGTGTATCCACATCTACCCAAAAGTTATTACCGCTTGTGTTCATAACCGTTTTATCGTTTCAGCTTCACCAGGATAATGTTTCAGTACATCGTAATCAATTGCATCGAACCATTCAAAGCCATTGATATTTTGTGCGCTTTTAATATCGAGTACATGCCAGTATTCGGAAGGTACGGTGGTAAGTTTGTAGCCGCTGGAGCAAATGGTTAACATGCTGTTGTTATCCAAACCCGATTGCTTTTCGTCGTCCC